CGACTCCCTCGACGCCGACGGCGAGGGCGACAGCATCGCGACCGGCATCCGTGATCTGACGGCCGTGTACATCCCCAACATGCTGCCCAACCGGCTACACAGGGGGAGTCCGGTCGGACGCTCGGACTACGCCGCGCCGATCCATGACCTGTTCGACGCCCTCGACGAAACGTGGACATCATGGATGCGCGACATCCGCCTCGCCCGCGCGCGCCTGATCGTCCCGGACGGGTACATGCGCAACGAGGGCGCCGGCAGGGGCGCGTCGTTCGACGATGACCGCGAGGTCTGGCACTCCCTGAAGATGCCGCCCAACGAGGGCGCGGGCATCACGTTGAACCAGTTCGACATCAGGGTCGAGGAGCACCTCGCCACCGGCGAGGCGATCATGCGGCAGGCCGCACAGGCCGCCGGCTACTCGCCCCAGTCGTTCGGCCTCGACGGCGAGGGACAGCCGGTCACCGCGACCGAGGTCGACAGCCGCGACGCCCGGAGCATGGTCACCCGCCGCAAGAAAGCCGGGTACTGGCGGCACGGCGTGGCCGACATGGTGCACGTCCTGTTGCAGCTCGACGCGCTGCTGTTCGGCAACAGGATCACGCCCGTCCGGCCCCGGGTCGAGTTCGGCGACGGCGTCGCAGAATCAGCCGAGCAGACGGCGACCACGCTCGAACTGCTCAGCCGTGCCGGAGCCGTGTCGACCGCAACGAAGGTCAAGATCCTAAACCCGGCATGGGACGACACCTCGGTACAGGCCGAGGTCGACGCGATCCTCGCCGAGACCGGGGCCGCAGCACCCGACCCCGTCGGAAGCTTTCCCCTCTAGCAACCATCGCTAAGGGAGAGCAGCCCAGTTCCCCAACTCGGCGTCCCAGCGGAGCAGGGACGGCCCACCACCCGTTGCCCATCCTGCGAGAAGCCATCGGCTGCCGTCCCATACGAGCTGCGGAGTATCGGACTCATCACGCGCCAAATTCGGTACAGGAGCAGCGTGCAGGGCAAGGAGTTGCCCAATTGCCTCGGCCGGAAGGTCCTCATGTATGAGCACTGACCAGCCTTGCTCGCTTTGCAACACGATCGGCCCGTGACTCACGGCGGCGTTTGCCGCAGCGTCCGGCAGTCCCCGACGCAGAAAGCGGCGCAGCGCCGTGCGCGTTGCCTCGTCGGTGGCCCCAGCAAGCCTGTTGCCGAAGTGTGTAGCAACTGCCCCCAAGAACGGGGCGAGAGCCATTGTGGCTATCAGGGCGGGAATCTGGCCGTGATATATGCCGGTGTTGGCACTGCCGTCCTGTCTGCTCACGTTGTCGAGCTTGTTGTCCTCAGACTGCGACCCGTCGTTCACATCACCCATAGCGCTCCCCTCCGCCGCCACAGCATGGCAGTTCGGTGCAGGCGTGTCATTGAGGCGAGGCGGGCCGCGTTCGCGATCCATCCCGGCAAGGTCGAAGACCTCGAAGCCGGCACGCGCAACCTGTACGCCGAAGCCGAGTAGTGGCACCCAACCCCGTCGGCACCTTCCCGAGGTGACGATCGGTCACTCATTTGCGGGTCCACGGAAGATGATGCGGAGCAGCCGCTCGGCCCGGGCTCGGATCTCTTCGTCAGGGAAGGTGAGCGCGACAAGGATGAGGCAAGCCAGAGCGATGCAGAGGACGGACGCGCCAGCGGCGGCGAGTTGCTGAATCTCCATGAACCGGGACCGTACTGGCCCGACGATCAAGTCTGCAATATCACGCGATGGCCTAGGCCGTCAAGTGAGGCGACAGGCTGTTTCGATTGCGTCAACTCCGCCCCGAAGAAGAGCAGCTCAAAGGCACTGGCCGCACACCCCTTCGACTGTCGTGAAGTGACGTAAATCACGAATGAGTTGGGGGCGCCGGTGGCGATCCATCCGGGCAGGGGCGAGGACCTCGCGGCTGGCACGCGCGACCTGTACGCCGAGGCCGAGTAGTGGCACCCGGCCCTGTCAGGGCATTGCCGTTGTAGTGGGGGAAGGGCACCGGCCGCAACGGGCCGGGCCCCCACCTGCTACTTAGTGATTCGTTCGCAGACTGAATCGACCACGTGGAAGGCGTGTTCCGGCTGACTGCAAGAACGGTCGACAGCCAATGCGGTCTGGATTGTGCCGAACAGCAGGGTGCATACGAGCGCCCCGGTGATGGCCTGCTTTGCCTTGCGCCCTACTCGGCACCCTACTGACCTAACGGTCTTCAGCAGCCCAGAGGGCTTAGCTGGTCGTACTCTCATTCGATTTACCAATCTGTATGCCCTCGGCCCTTCTGGCCGCGGGTCTTGCCGAGATGATCCCCCGCAAGTCGGCCCATACAGGCGGGCGTTACATCCTCGTGACGAGCGGTAGGGGGCACGTGGCAATCCATCCGGGCATGGTCGAAGACCTCGCCGCCGGTACCCGCGACCTGTACGCCGAGGCCGAGGCACGACTGTTGGGCATCATCGCCCGGCAGCTCGCCGACGGCCTCGACGCGCCCGGTTGGGCCGAGCGCAAGCTCGCCGCAGTACAGCAGCTGCGCCGCGCCGCACAGGGCGTAGTCGACGAACTCGGCAAGGCCGTGACACTGGAAGTGTTCGACGTGGTCGCCGAGGCGTACAACGAGGGACACCGCGCCGCGGTCGCCGAGTTGGGCGCCCTGTCCGACGGCGCCCTCGCCCTGGTCGACGACGTCACACCGAACGCGCAGGCCGTCGACCGGCTCGCACAGGAGACGGTCGACGTGGTCACCTCGACGCACCGCTCGCCGTCGTCGACCGCTTTAGGGCGATCGTCGCCCAGGTCGCCGCAACGCCTCTCCTCGGCACCGGCACCCGCCGTCAGGCGACGCAGGATGCCATGCGCCGGTTCGCCGACGAGGGCATTCGGTCGTTCACCGACCGCGCGGGCCGCCGTTGGCAGTTGACGTCGTACGCGGAAATGGCCGTCCGTACGTCCGTGGGGCGCGCGGCGACCGAGGCGCACATGCGGACGCTGTCCGACGCCGGTATCGACCTGGTGATCGTCTCGGACGCGCCGCGCGAGTGCCCCCTGTGCCGCCGGTGGGAGGGGAAGGTACTGACGATCGGCGGGCCGGACGGCGAGCGCGAGGTCGAGGTCAAGCACGCTGTCGAGGACGGCCGCATGGTCCGTGTGCGCGTCGCCGGATCGCTCGACGCCGCCCGCCTCGCCGGTCTCCAGCACCCCAATTGCCGACACAGCGTGTCGGCCTACACGCCCGGCCTCACCACCGTGGAGCAGGCCGAAAGCGACCCCGCCAGCTACGAGGCCGGGCAGCGACAGCGGGCGATCGAGCGGAACATCAGGAAGTACAAGCGGCGCGAGGCCGCCGCCATCACGCCCGAGGCACAGCGCGCCGCCCGCCTCAAGGTCCGGCAGTGGCAGGGCGCCATGCGCGACCACCTCGCCGCACACCCCGACCTCCGCCGGCTGCGGGCGCGCGAGCAGCCCGGCGCGTCCAACCTCCCCGAGCAGCGCACCGAGGCGAGCGAGCAGCAGGTCGACGCCGCGCGCGTGTGGTCTGGCGACGACCAGGCGGTACGCGAGATGAGCGACGACCAGCTCGCCGCCGCCCTCGGTTCCGGCCTGCTCGACGACCGCGCCCGCGCGAGGATCGAGGCCGAGGCCGACCGCCGCGACCTCGACGACCGGCTCGCCCGGATGTTCCCCGCCCGGCAGCTGCTCGCCGACCTGACCGACGCGAGCGACGACGACCTCGCGTGGGCCATGCAGCAGGCCACGAACGATGAAGTGCTCAGGATCGCCGCCGAGTTGGAGCGCCGCAACGGTCCGCGCACGCTGCCCCCGCCCGCGGATACGGACGACGCCGCCGACGACCTGCTCGCCGATCACAACGCCCTCGCCGACGTCCTCGCCCCCGCCCCGAACCCGGACGGGTGGGGCGCCCTCGCCGATGACGCCGTGTGGGCCGCGACGGTCGGCGACGACCAGGCCGACACCGCGCCGCCGGACGACCAGGCCGAGGACGGGTCCCGGATCACCCGCAAGCAGGCCCGCGAGATGTACGACGAGTACGTGTATCTCCAGTTCCTCAAAGCGGAAGAGGACTGCAACGGCTACCTGCTCAACAAGAAGGGACAGGCCGCCGGCTGGTCCGCACAGAGCCTGTTCCGCGGCCCCGCCCGCATCGCGTACGCCAACGCCAGCGACGAACTCAAAGAGTGGTGGTCGACGCACGGGCGCCTCACACAGGCCGAGTTCATCGAGAAAGCAACCGGCCAAACCCAGCGATGGGCGACCGCGGCCCGGTTCAATGAGTCCAAGGAGCAGCAGAAGCGATAAGAGGGGGCGCAGCATGGGCGCGCAGGTCGACGCCGCACAAGCCGTCATCCAGGGACGCGAGGCCGCTACCGCCGGCGAGCCGGTCACCACGTGCCCGTACCCGCGTACCTCGCTGCTGCGCACGGCATGGGTCAAGGGCTACGCGCACGCCGCCCGCGCGCGTGAGACAGGCCGCGCCGACGAGTAGCAACACCACCGACAGCACCACCCCGAAGGGGGCCCGCCGGAGCGGGCCCCCTTTCCATGCCCGGACGCCCGCCGGGAGCG